ATTTTCTCCACAGCCGTATTCAATTCAAACAGAGAATCAAATATTGGTGACTTAATCTCTGGGTGGAAAGGCTTATCACCTTCTCTAAGTAAGAGCAAATTAATAACAGCTTGTTTTACGGCGTTTATGTTTTTCTTTATTGTAAGATTATAAGAATCTGGGTGTTTTGTAAATCCAAAATCTACATCTACATAATCACGAGAATTTCTAGTTAGTGTTACCATTTTATGCCTCTAATTTCAAAAGACCTTGGCCTTTTGTCTTGTTATTCATCAAAGTAAGCGTCTGGTGTCTGCTTCCAGCAGAATTATATGAGATATGAATCCACGGAAGTCTAGTCCCTGTAGTTTTATATTCCAACAATAATTGATCATAAACAATATTGGCTTTAATCCATAAAGCAATATCATAGTAATCTGACTTCGAAGCACCGGTAAATTGCATGTCAGCTGCCATACCACGATTGTGTTGGGAGCCAGTTGTACTTACTCGGAAAGCAGAAGTCACAATCATATTTGGATATTTAGCCTTAATCGGATCAAGACAGTTTTCTGCCAAGTTTTTGAGATTACAAGCAATCTGTGCCTTGGTAAGCCCGTTCTGTGCCGTAATTTTGTAATGAGATACAACAGCATTTGATGAAAGCATGCCGATGGTGAAGTATTTAGATATTTGTGTTGTGTCTGGAATATTATCTTTATTCTCAAACATTGCACATGAACTTGGTATTAGGGCTTCTTTCACGGCTGCAGGTTCCTCATCTTTTTCTATAGGTTTTGCTGCTTTACCTTGGTCTAATTCTTCTTTGGTGATATCGCCAGACTTAATCTGTTCCGCATGGTGAGCATCTACCTGAGCTGGGTCGGCATCATCAAACTTAATCGTTTCTGCACCCAAGAAGTTTTCTGGTATTCTTTTTTCATAATCATTGGTTTTACCAGATCTGGCAGAAGGTGAATTTACTATAGCAGAACCAGAATTTAAATTTATCATTGAAGAATCTATATCGGTTGAAGAGCCAGATTTCATAGAATTTTGGCCACCAACACCTTGTACTAAATTGCCACCAATTTTCCAGTTAACTGATCCCCCAACATTATATGTTAGATCTCCATCTACTTCTACTGCCATATTACCAGCAACATAAAGCTTTACATCAGAGCCGACCGATATTCTTGCCGTGCCGTCAATATAGACATAACCGTTGCGCTCGGTGATTGAGTAATTATCACCTACAATCTTATTAACCGTATTGCCGTACTTATCAATTTCGGTGTAAGTGCCGGCAGTGTGATACTGGCTTATTCTTTCATTGCCCGGGGTATCATCGAATTCAATTGTATGACCAGATTCAGTTGTATGTACTTTGTTATATGGATATTGTGCATTATATGCCGGTGCTGGCTCATCGAATGTTTCTCCAGCAACATTTGGAATACCAGTCATTCGCTTTTTGTTTCTAATATCAACTGATGTATTCAACACATTGCGTCTTGCCAAACGAGAAGTATCTTGTTCATTTAGCATTGCAGTAAGTGGATATTTTCCTGATGGATCTTTAAACCCAGACACACCTACTGGTCTATTTTTAGAAGCAGTACCAGAATTAATTTCTGATTGTGTAGCAGATCTGTTTACATCATTCTCAGGAGCATTTGGCTTAGTAAATTCTTCGGTTACTTGCTTTTCTGTCTCTTGAGAGTTGTCAATTATCTTACACAATTTAGAGTATGTAATCACCTTAGGGTAATCTATAGCATAACCCCCCGGATTAACTTTCTTGGTACAGGTAGATAATGCTTCTTCTAAACTATTAAAACTCAGCCGGCCGCGGCCGCCAAATGAATTTATGAAATATTGTGCTACAGATTTTGCGGCGACCTTTGGATCATTAATCTGCGATGGATCAGACTCAAGATCTATACCAATTTTAGAGCCGATATTTTTATAATTACTTCTAAAAGTAATTTGAATAAAGCCACCACCACGGAAATTATATCCATCTCCTGATACTTGATCTTTATTTCCATATCTATTAGCATACACAAAGTTTGCAAGTTTCTCTTCGTTACCAAGATACTGTGCAGTTTCGGTATCAGTTAACTTACTGAAGTAATTTGGGTAGACAGTTTTCAGTCTGGATACTGTGGTATAATTTAGACTTTCACGTTTTAATTTAAATGCACTCTCTTTGGCAATGTTAGAAAGAATACCTATTAATGCATAGGGATCTTTGATGCCGAAATTTAATAGAGTTTCATATACCAAAGAAACATTATTACCAAACTTAGCTACCATTTCTGTTATATCTAATGGTGGTATTAAATTGGTGTCAGTTGCAACTGGAGTACCAGATGAATCTGTTACTGCTTGGCCAGAAGAATCCGTAAGTGTTCCAGCAGATGATTCAAGAACAGTGGCATTAGGTACCGTAATAGAAGAAGTTAATTCTTCTATTAAATTAGAAAGTGGATTTTTATATAGAGGAATTCCAGCAAAAGAACCTAATATTATTGGTTGTTGCTTTGATTCTCCGTCTTGAAAAAACAAAAATACCGTGGTGCCTTCTAAATACTGTGGTACAGCATCGCCAATACCCGATAAAGAAGCAGAAGAAGCTGGCATCAACGGTATGGCCCATGGCAAATCTTCGGTTGGAATATCTACCATAGATTCTGTGTGTACACCAAAAACACGAACTTTTACTCTACCAAGCTTCAATGGGTCCGAGATTCTATCCTCTATAATACCTAGATAAAAATTATTCATTGAGAAATTTCTTTAACAAAAGAGTCAGAAATTATTTCCATTTCCATACTATGTTTACCTGCTATAATTCTGTGTCTTATCGCTGTGATGAGATACTTACCAGTGAAATATTCCGATTCGGCATTAGTCTTTATATCATCACTAGCAATTTCACGGCCCTTAGGCGAAGTATAGTTTATGGTCTGTCCTATCTTTATATCCGTGCGGCCGAACACTTTGATGTTGAACTTAAAAGCCCTAATCTGCTCCATCAGCGAGTTTCTCTGAAGCATAGTATCATGTATTCTTTGTGACTTAAACGATCCGTTTAGATAATCATTTTGTCCAGCAAAGTGAATTGATGCTTTGAGATTTTTGTAAAAATTCTTCGATTTTAGTGGAGAATTGTTAGTATGATTACCCTTTGAAAAATCTTTCAGATAATCATATTTCGTTTTCTTAATCTTCTTTGTAGTCAAATCATAAGTGTAAAGGATACCACCATACATGCCAGCCGATAGATTTCTCATATAATCGAATGTCACTGGCATTTCTACCAACTCAACAAATGAATATCTCTTTTCAATATCACCACCAATAGCTGTAGTTGAATTCACATCAGACAAAACATAATCTCTAGCTATGGGTGCCGACAACAAAGAATCTATAGATGTATATTTGTATTCTTTGTTGTTTTCATAGAATAGAAAATTAGATATGCCTCTTTTATTTAAGCTCTTTGTTGTGAGCCAATTGATTGTCTGCATCGGACTCCAATACGGAGCAACAAATGAATAATCGTTTGCTGTAGCATCAAAGTCAATTTTCTTCTCCGAGCCGAGACCGTATACTTTATTTGTGAAGATTTCCTGAATAGTCTTTGTTATATTGCCCTTGAAGGACTTAGATATTTTGGAATTAGTTGAACTGATTAATTCTAATGAGCAAAAATGAAGTAAATACGTTGATGATCGTTTGTTTTGAACTAATTCCGAGAGTTTATAAACGTAGAATTCTTTTATAATACTCTGCACAAGAGAAGGTGTTTGTATATCTATATAAAGAATTTCTTCGCCGATTATCGGTAAAGTATTAATAAGATCCAACGAATCTTGAATTAATAGATATCCCGACATTGTGTTTGAAAAGATATCTTCATACAATGTCATATCATAAACGACAGCAGAAAGATCAAGAATCTTACCATTGTTAGATCTTAGATCAAAACGTCTTATATTTATCTCACCTGGGGTGGTGATTGAGGTTTTAATTTCAGCCATTTAGAGCATCAGAAAATTGTTTAACAAAATCACCAAGTAGTTCTGGTCTCATTATTTTGATGATACGTTTTTCATCATTGATTCTGTCTTCGTACTCATAGAAAGTTTCCGAAAAATAGTATGTGTTATCTGGTACTCCGGGATTGCTCGGTGGAATCCAAGCATTGTCTTTTGAGTACACCTTAATTTCACCGACAACATTCTTATCTGCATCAAGCCAGTGTTTGATTGCATTCTTGTCGGCACCATATTTTTCTTCACAGTACATTTCTAATCTATAGTTGTTGCGCGGCCATTCATTTTCTAGATCATGAATCTCGTTGAATATGAGAATGACCCAGTGGTAAGTAGCTGCGCCGTAATATGTTTTTGCAATTGATTGAGCAGTTTCGCCGTTGCTTATTTCATATTCTTCAAACAGATCCGTATAAGGAGCATATTCTGAAATGAATCGAGCACGAGTTAAAATGTCTTTTGCTATATTTTCAACCCCGTTGAATTCATACGTGGTGTACGGTAAGTTTGAAAAATATGTCATGTTTAATATCCAGATGTTATAGATGATTCTCTGTCCCAGATACGGTTTCTGTCGACAAGTTCCAATTCCTTAAACTTCATTAAAACAGATACTTCTGGTGACATACCATCTGGCAAATTACCCCAAGTTGATCCAGAACTATAGCTAACATTTATGTTTTCTAGAACACAAGTCGTAATTCTTGGTAATGCTGTATTTTCTGTGTTACCCTTCATGAGACTGATCTCAAATTCTGCAGGGAATGTATAGAAAAGTTTGCCGCCATCTAATTCAGGGGAAGCATAATATCTAAGAGTTCGAATAATTTCTTGGATCGTTGTAGATTCAAGAGCATTCTTTGGTGCAAAGACATAATTAAAGTTAAATGTTCTGAAAGAAATTTCGTTAAACAGAATTTCTTTCTTCGAATTTATTGCTAATCTGCCAGCCGCAAATAATTTTCTATCTTCTCCGGGCCCGGTAGTACTTGTATTCATGCCGGCAGCTTTTTTCAATGCATTTGCGATTCCATTTAGACCAGCGGAAGCCAATTTTCCACCAACAATCGTCATTAGACCCTCACCCCTGGAAGCGACAGCATCTGCAGCGTTGGACAGTAAACCCGTGTCTTCATTGGAATAATCCATTGTTGTATCAACGTTATAGTTATTCGGCATAGGGAGAACAATGACTCTATCAAGTTTAGTCAGACCGGGTCTATAGATCCATTTTTCTTTGGCAACATTCTCGGAGCCAAATCTAGTATTCATGTCTTGATCCGGTTTTGCATTGTTATAAACAGAATTTGGTAAGTAACTAGCTAGATTTGCAGTCTCACCTATTTGTAAAGC